GGCACTGGAAGCGGCGGGGGCAGATAGTGAAGACACGCCGGAATTGAGCGCGGAGGGGCCGGTCGTATGAATTTCAAAGACATGGTTGCCGCTGATATCCGCAATGTGTTTTTGAACACGGACGGCTTTGCTGAACAGCGTACCATCATTTATGATGATGTAACCTATGAGGATATCCCGGTTTGCATTCAGGATGTTGCAGAAGTGGACAGGCCGCGCATTACCGCACCTGGCAGCGGGCGCGGCGGTTCGGACAGTGCGGCGGGGCTTTACTTAGCGACTGCCGTCCTGTACTGTGCCCGCGATGATCTCGGCGGGGAAATTCCGGAACAGGGCCATTCCCTGAAAATCAAAAGCACTGAAAACAGCTATTTCAGGAAATATGTGATTGTCACATCGAAATGCGAAATGGGGATGCTTTGCGTTGAATTGAGGGCCGTGAAATGAGCTATGCGGAAGGGATTGGACGTTTTGCAAGAGAACGTGTGTTCGGCGAGGGCTATCTGGCGCCAATGAGTGCAAGCCGCGTGGTATCGCTTACCGTTGCCGGAGAGGATACCATCGCGCGTGCGCAAAATTTGTTGGCGGGAATTCAGGGCGGTCTTGACAAGGCTTTGCAGGATGCGACCAGCAGATCGGCAGGCCATTTGCGAAGCATCAGTACAAAAACGATTCGGGAAAGGTACGATATCTCTGCTGCAAATGTCCGCGCAAACGAAAACATTACTGTTCGATATCAGTATAAAAACGGGATTCAGGTATACGCCTGTTTTGCAGGCTATCTGATACCGTTGATTCGCTTTGGCGGCGCGTCACCTAAATCGCCGGTTCAGGACAAAAGCAGGCGGATGCCTGTGTGGTCGGGGGGATCGTGGAAGTTAATGTATCCGTCACCTCCGGCGCATGGACATGTACTTAAGGGGACATCCCCGGCCCTGTTTTCCCATGCTTTCACAGCAAGGATGGGGTCAACGGGCCATGTTGGGATTTACGAACGAACTGGCGGCATGACGATGAGCGATAAAGATGAAATTGAAGAGCTTTTCGGACCGTCAATTCCGGAAATGTTGGGAAATGAAGAAGTTGCGGAAAAGCTAACCGCAGAAGCAATGGAATACTGGAATAAACGGCTTGACGACCAGATCAACGCTATTTTGAGCGGGTACAGGTGAAAATATATGACAACTGTTTTTTTACTGGATGCGTTAAAAGCATTTACAGAGGACGCGACAAGGGAACTCATTATGCCCGTCCGGGCAAATGAAAAGAACCCGGAACCGGAACCGCGTGCGGCGCTGGTATTCCGTGCACGGCTGCCGGATTTTCACGCGGCGACGGAGAAGGCCCCCTATATCCTGCATCAGCTTGTAACGCGGAAGGACGTGCAGCCCGCAGGGCATTATCCGACTGCGCAGGCCGTGGTACGCACGGTCTTTTGTGTGTACAGCGAAGACGGACAGGAAGGCGGCATGACGCTGCTGAATCTGATAGAGCGCCTTCGGATTGCGCTGCTGAAACAGCGTGTAATTGATAAACAGTTCGTTTTGGACACGGAGGCGGGTTTGGAAACCCTTATTTATCCGGATGATGGCGAGCAGTCGACTGCCCCCTATTATTTGGGAGAAATGTTCTCCGTATGGAAAATTCGCGAAATTGAAAGGAAGGTCAACAATGACAAAGAAGGACACGGGCACATCCGTAAAGACCAATTTGACCGCCGCTGAGACAGCGCCTCCCGCAAGGGCGGAGCCGTCAGGGATTTACTGCTATATCGGCCCGAACCTTGCAGGGCTGATGCAGTCCGGGAAGATTTTCCGGGGCACGCGGGCAAAGGTCTTGAAAGAGGCCGCTCCCGCGATTGAAAAGTATCCACTGGTAAAGACGCTGATTGTCACCGGAGAAAGCCTGATGGATGCGCGAATAAAGGTGAAAACGCCCGGAAATGCCCTGTATAAAAACTATCAGCGTATTGCCGCAAGCCGGGAAGAGGGTGTAAATAATGGCTAATTTGGGCGTACATGTATATGAACAGGCAACGCCGGTCAGCACGCCGGTTGTGGCGGATGTTGGCATTCCCTTTGTGGTGGGGCTTGCCCCTGTTCATGCTGCTGAAAACCCTGCGAAATCGAACACTCCGGTTATTGTCACCAGCTGGTCAGAGGCGGTGGAAAAGCTGGGGTTTTCTTATGACTGGAAAACCTATACGCTTTGTGAATTCATTTATTCCCACTTTCAGCTGTTTGGCTGCCAGCCGGTAATTTTCTGCAACGTATTTAACCCTGCAAAGATGCGTACACAGGTTGACGCGCAGGATTATGACGTGATTGACCACTGCGCAAAGATTCCGTTTGATATGATTGCGGATACGCTGGTTGTAAAGAACGGGGAAACGGTACTCGAACGGGATGAAGATTATTCCATCCTGTACGATGAGAGCAAAAACGTCTGTATGATTGAGCTTTTGGGTACAGGCGAGAATTATGAAGCAGAGCTTCTTAATGTCAGCGGCTATCAGGTGAAAACGGATGGAATTGTGATTGCTGATATTGTGGAAGGGCTTGGCGAGATTGATTCCTGCATGAATACCGTTGGCGTAATTCCTGACCTGATTTGCGCTCCCGGCTTTTCGCATAACAGTGTTGTTGCGGCAGTGATGGCGACAAAGGCAGCAGGGATTAACGGACTGTTCCGCGCAAAGGCAATCATTGACTGTGACAGCGGAACGGACGGCGTGCGGCAGTATTCCGACTTGATCGGTTACAAGAATAAAAACAACTTTGTGGACGAAAACCAGATCTTATGCTGGCCTATGGTAAAGCTTGGCGAATACCGGTTCCATATGAGTACACAGCTTGCGGGGCTGATGGCGCAGATCGATACTGAAAACATGGGCTGCCCGTATGAAAGCCCCTCCAACAAACGGTATCAGATGGACGGCTGCTGCCTGGAGGATGGGACGGAGGTCAATCTGACGTTTGAACAGTCCTGCATTATCGCAGGCTACGGCATTGTAACGGCGCTTAATTTTATGTCGATGGGCTGGACCTGCCGCAATAATTACACCGCCTGTTACCCGTCCAATACCGATGTGAAGGATTACTTCATTCCCGTATCGCGCATGTTCGATTGGGTAGGCAATACGGTAATCCGCACGTTCTGGAGCAAGCTGGATAAGCCTATGACACCGCGTTTTGCAGATTCCATTTTAGATACCTGCAATATCTGGCTGAATGGCCTTGTGGGCATGGAGCGTCTTCTTGGCGCACGCGCAGAAATGCTGGAAAATGAAAACAATCTGCTTGACCTGATGGCAGGTATTATTAAGATTCACATTTACTTGACACCGCCAAGCCCGGCACAGGAAATCGATTTCATTCTGGAATATGATCCGGCCTATGTAACGGCGGCGTTCTCGTAACAGAAGAAAGGAACGTTGAAAAATGAGCAGACAGCCAGCCGTATACGTTCAGCTTGAGATTTACGAGGATGGCCGGAACCTTCTCGGAATCGGTAAAGTAAAGCTGCCGTCCATCACTTACCCCTGTGTAACGATTACAGGCTCGGGAATGATGGGTAATATGGAAGTTCCGCTTTATGGCATGATAGACGCTATGACGATGGAAATCGACTTTCTGACCACGACAGAGGAAGCAGTAAATCTGATGTCTCCGAAAAAGCATCAGCTTGATATGCGGATTGTCGAAGAATACTGGGAAGTTCAGGGTGCGGAAGTCGGCTTGCAGGCGGATAAAATTGTGACGATCTGCCGTCCGAAAGAAATTGCGCCGGGTACGGTTGCACCGATGGCAACCCCTGACACAAAGGGTACGTTTGCTGTTTATTATTATGCGGCATATAAGGACGGTAAACAGCTCTGGGAAATCGATAAACGCAACATGAAATGCGTTATTAACGGCGTTGACCATATGGCCCCGGTGCGCAAGGCGCTTGGAAAGTAGAGGGACATGGAGATGGATGTTAAAAAAGATAGTATTAGCAAGGGCTATATAGCGTCTGAGGTAACTCTGGGAGGGATTCTCTTAAGAGGTGTTAACAGCGCGATCCTGCCTGCTATCGACTTTTGCAAAATCAGAGAATGTGTATTGTCTGGAATCTCGGCAGAGGATGTCATGCGTGCAATGCGGCTGCGGCTGCTTTTCTTGAGCATTCAGGATGCGGTTGCTGCACTCACTGAAACGAATAAACAGCGAATCGAAATCCGCAGGGTAGAAGAGCGTCACAACCTGTACAATGGAAACTTTGACCTTGCCGCAGAAAGGCATGTTTTCAACGTTGTGCCTTTACGGATGATTCCCGGAAGAACGGAAAACACGGCGTATTTAGAGAACGTACCATTGAGTGATTACACGATTTGCGAATACGGCGTAAATTACTATGCCGCTTACGGAGAAGGCGGTCAGCAGCTCTGGGAAATTCACCCGGAATGCATGATCTGTACAGTTGGTGGCGTTGATTACCTGTCGCCTGTGAGTACCAAAATCGGCCCATATACGATTATAAAATAAGAAAGGATTTTATTGCTATGGAAAAGATAACTGAGATTGATTACACCAGAACGAGGGTGCTGCTGTCCAAGCCTGTACTGCATGACGGCAAGGAGCTGAGTGAAATCTCTTTTGACTGGGGCAGCCTGACCGGAAAAGACATGCTGGAGATTGAGAGAAAGATGAATAATACCGGGAGAACGATGGGCTCCGCACGCTTCTCGGGAGAGTTTTTGGAAGCCATGGCGGAACGTGCCAGCGATCAGCATCTTGATAAAGGCTTTTTTGAGCGCATGCCGCTTGGTGATTATAATAACGTGCGGGATGGTGCAAAGAATTTTTTATTCTACTCGGAGATCAGAAACAAAGCTTTGGAAGATGGTTCCGAAAGCAATGTCTGATTCTAGCAGAGCTCGGAAGTGGTTTTGCCATCG